CGTGCGCTGACGGAGCGCCACCGGCAGCAGCAGCTCGCGCTGCGCGCCTCGACGCTGCGGCGTGTCATGGCGATCTGGGGCGCGTTCGATATCGCGAACATCCGCGAGTCGTGGGTGGCAATGGAGCCCGCGCTGCTGGCCGTCGTGGAGCGTGACCGGGTGCGCTCGGCGGAGGTCGCCGCGAACTACTTCCGCGCGTACCGCATGGCCGAGGGCGTCACCGGCACGGCTGCGCCCGTCCTCGTGATGCCCGATGCCGCGTTCGAGGCGCGCGCCGCCACGTCGTTGCGAGTCACCGGGCCGTACACGGCGCTCCGTCTCACGGGGCTGCGCGACCCGCGCGCGGCCACGACGGCGCTCTCGCGTGTCTCGGGCGCTGCGACGCGGCTGGTGCTCGAAGGCGGCCGGGAGACGCTGCTGGCATCCGTGCGCGAGGAGTCGCGGCAGACCGGTCGGCGCGTTGGGTGGCAACGGGTCACCGATGGGTCGCCTTGCGCATTTTGCGCGATGCTCGCCAGCCGCGGAGCCGTCTACCGCGAGGAGACGGCGGGGTTTCAGGCGCACGACGCCTGCGCGTGTACGGCCGAGCCGGTCTACCGCTCGGAGCCGCTGACGGGCCAGCGTCGCGAGTGGCGGGAGCTGTGGAACGAGAGCACACGCGGCACGAGCGGCCAGGAATCGCTGGCCGCGTTTCGGAGGGCTTACGAGGGAAGGGTGGCGTGACGGCTGTAACCGTACCTGTTGACAAACGGTGTACCGGCGTATACTGGAGGACAGATGCCTGACGTAGACGAGCGCGAGGACCAGAACCCCGAGTCCGGCACGGACGATGGGGGCGACGGCGAGGGCGGGGCCGACACGGCTGCCGAACTCGCGAAGTGGAAGGCGCTCGCTCGCAAGCACGAACGGACCGCGAAGGAGAACGCTGACGCCGCGAAGCGCCTGAAGGAGCTCGAGGACGCGAACAAGTCCGAGATCGAGCGGGCGCAGGAGGCAGCGAGGGCCGCTGAACAGCGAGCCGTCGAAGCCGAGCAGCGGGCGTTGCGCCTCGAGGTCGCGGCCGAGAAGGGGCTGACGCCGGCACAGGCGAAGCGCCTTCAAGGGACGACGCGGGAAGAGTTCGAGGCGGATGCCGACGAGCTCGTGGCGACGTTCCGGCCACGTGAGGATGCGCAGGACGACGCCGACAGGGGGTCGGGCCTGCGCCGAACGCCGCAGGAGCGGCTACGCAACGGGAGCGGCCCGGTGGCCGAGCCCGAGAAGGACGTGAAGGAGATCGTCGCGGCTATCCCGCGAAGTCCCTTCTAAGTCGAAATCTTGCCGCACCCGACACGGGAGCGGCCAGCACTGTAGATACCGACGCCGACACGGAGTCGGAGACCCGCACCGGAAGCCGACAGGCAGCCGAGGCGGACACCTCTGAATCACTCTGTGGAGGCGTCTTTTCATGGCAAACACATTCGTCAAGGCCGATCGGGTCGTACGTGCCGGCCTTGGCCTCCTCGCACGCGAGCTGAGCCTTCCCCAGCTCGTTTGGCGTGACGCCGGCGGCAACTTCCGTGGTGCGAAGAACGACACGGTGACGCTGCGCGTCCCGGCGTACATGGTGGCCCGTACGCGCGTGATGCGTTCCGCTACCGCGCTCGTGTTCGACGAGCTCACCGAGATGTCGGTCGACGTGAAGCTCGACACGCACGTGTACAAGGGCACTCGTATCTCTGATGAGGAGATGACCCTCGACATCGAGGACTTCTCGGAGCAGGTGCTGCTGCCTTCCACTCAGGCGGTGGCGAGGGGCGTCGAGGATGTCGTCGCCGCTGCGATCACCGGGGCGGTGTACCCGGCCGAGCACACCGTCGAGATCGACGAGCAGAACCCACTCGCTGGTGTTCTCCGTGCCCGGCGCCTGCTCAACGACGCCAACGTTCCGTTTAACGGTCGAGCACTTGTGGTCGGGTCCGCTGTTGAGGAACTGATCCTCGGGACGAACCTGCTCACGGCGGTCGACTCGTCCGGTTCGGACTCGGCGCTGCGTGACGCGATCATCGGCCGCCTGCGCGGATTCACCGTCGTCACCTCGAACGCCATCCCGCCCGGCGAGGCCTACGCGTTCCACCGAACCGCGTACGCGCTTTCGCTCCAGGCACCGGCCGTTCCGGCCGGTGCCTCTTGGGGTGATAACGCTGCGTCGGGCGGGATCGCCATGCGTGCGCTGCGCGACTACGCACCGGATGGCAACGACGGGCCGGCTGATCGTCTGCTCGTGGACGTGTTCGCGGGGGCCGACGTCGTGACGGACCAGGGCGACTTCGACGAGAACGGCAAGTTCGTTCCGTGGGACGGCGACGGACACGAACCGGACGGCGTGATCACCCGCGCGGTGAAGCTCACGTTCGACGAAGGCTCCTAGACCCCCGAGGGGCTGACGCCGATGCCGCTGCCGCCGTTCGCCACGGTCGAGGACCTAGAGGTCCGTCTGGGTGTCGTCCTGGGCGGGCATGGTTCCGACTATGACCGGGCGGCGGCAGCGCTCGACGATGCATCGGCGCTGATTCGCAATGTCGGCATCGACTGGGTGGACGACCACGGCGAGATCGTGGACGACCTGCCCGATGTCGTCTTCAGCGTCACGCTCGCGGCAGCGCTGCGGGCGTACCAGAACCCCACCGGGGCCGAGCGGCAGACGGTGGGCGATGTCACGGTGGCGTTCGCTACCGGCGGCGACGGTGGCGGCGTCTACCTGACGCGTGCCGAGCGTGCCGCGATCCGGAAGGCGGCGGGGACTGGCTCGCTTGTCTCGGTCGGTCTCACGACGCCGTACCTCGGCACCACCTCCGCCATGTACCTCGATGACGACCAGGGCATCCCGTTCCTCTTCGGCTACCTGCCCGAGGAGGCGACGTAAATGGTCGTCCCGAAGCGCCACCGGCAGCCGCCTGAGCCGACGCCGCTCGAGCGCGAGTTCCGCGAGTACCTGAACGGCAAGAGCGTCGTGATCGTCGGCCCGGCTGCGTCGCTGACAGGCCGCGGGCAGGGCGAGCTCATCGACTCGCATGACGTCGTGGTGCGCATCAACCTCGCGCTGCCGATTCCCGAGGACCGCGCCGAGGACATCGGCTCGCGGACGGACGTGCTGTACCACGTCCTCTACAGCCAGAACCACTTCCGCGACCTCGGGCGCAAGCACACCGAGGAAGAGATCGAGGGCTGGCGAGCCGCAGGGCTGCGCTACCTGGTGACGCGCCACGAGGCCACGAACGAGCGCGTGCGGGCGATCCGGCCGCTGATCGGTGACTTCCCGATGTTGCACGTCAACATCGAGTTGATCAGGCAGATCCGCCAGCACATCCGCAGCGTGCCGAACACGGGCGCCGTGGCGATCGCGCACCTGCTCTCGCTGCCGATCCGCTCGCTGTACGTGACCGGTTTCGACTTCTACGAGACCGGCTACTACGCCGGCTACGGCGGATTCACCGAGGAGCAGGCGCGCCGCGGCGGGGGCGAGGGCCACGGCTACGCGGCATGGGGCCAGACCTCGCGCTCGCGCGTCGTGCACCGGCAGGGCGAGCAAAAGGAGTGGTTCCGCCAGCTCTACAAGCAGGACCGGCGCCTCGAGTTTGACGAGGTGGCGAGCCGCCTCCTGGGCGTCGAGGAGCGGCTGCCTGGTATCACGGCGCTCGTGCCGATGAAGGGCAACAGCGAGCGCGTGCCGGGCAAGAACCTGCGGAAGCTCGCGGGGAAGCCGCTGCTGTACTGGACGCTGGCCGCGCTGCACGAGGCATCCCGCATCGAGCGCGTGGTGGTGGACACGGACTCCGAGGAGATCGCGGCAGCCGTGCGCCAGTACCACCCGGCCACGGTCATCCTCGAGCGCCCTGAGCACCTGCGCGACGGCAACCGCGTGACCGGTAACGATCTGATCGCGTGGGAGATGTCGCAGGTTGAGGGTGAGCACTTCGGCCAGTTCCACGTCACCTCGCCGCTGATCACGGCAGAGACGATCGACCGGCTGGTGGGGCGCTACTACGCGGACCTGAACCGCCACGACTCGCTCATGACGGTCACGGAGCATCACTTCTGGCTGTTCCGCGAGGACGGGACGCCGCTCAACAGCGACCCGCGGAAGCTGGTGCGGTCGCAAGACCTCGAGCCGCTGTACGAGGACAACAACGCCGGTCACCTGTTCAGCCGGGAGTCGTTCGCGGCCACCAAGAGCCGCATCGGCCAGACGCCGCAGATGGTGACCATCCCGAAGCTCGAGGCCATCGACATCGACTGGCCCGAGGACTTCCTGCTGGCAGAGTCCGTGATGCGAATGAGGCACGGCTGATGCCGCGCTACGAGACGCACGTCCTGGACTGCGACGGGGTGATCATCGCCTCGAACGGCGTCAAAGCAGACGCCTTCTACCGTGCTGCGCTGCCGTACGGCGAGGGCCCGGCGCACCAGCTCCGCGAGTACCACCGGCTGGCGGGCAACGCGTCCCGCCGCGAGCGGCTGGAACACTTCTTCCGCCACATCCTGTTTCGTGAGCCTGCCGAGGGAGAGGTCGACGCCCTGTACGAGCGCGTGAGCGAGGAAGTCGTGGCGGGAGTTCTCGCCGCGCCGCTCGTGCCTGGCGTCGAAACCTTCCTTGAGCGGTTGGAGGGGCGTGCGGTTTGCGTCTCTGGGGTGGTGACGGCCGAGCTGAGGCACATCCTCGAGGAGCGTGGGCTGTTGCGGCACTTCGCGCACGTGTACGGGGGCCCGCGGCGCAAGGCGGAGATCCTGCGGCTGGCTATCGGGCGCGAACGAATCGCGCTGCCGGCCGTCTACTACGGCGACACGGCCGACGACCACGCGGCGGCTGAGGCGGCGGGACTCGATTTCGTCTTCGTCACCTGCAACGCGGACACGACGTCGTGGGCGCCTCGGAGCGTCCGGCGCATCGCCGACTTCACGCCCGCGCCAACAAAGCGCCGGGTGCGCGTTGACCGCCGCGGGTACGTCGAGGTGAACGGCGAGATGCGGTTCATCGGGCGCAACCTCGCGGGAGCGGAGGTGCTGGTATGAGCATCCCGCTCGCCACGACGACGATCACGGTCCTGCGTTCCACGGGCGACCCGTACGAGACGCAAACGACGGAGCCAGTCGCATCCGGGGTGCGCGCCGTCATCGGACGCCCGCGCGGCGACGAGACGCCGACCGGAGGCTCGCAGGAGGTGGCCGAGTTCCGGCTCAACTGCGACCCGGTAGACCTGGAGCACACGGACCAGGTGCGCGACGACCAGACGAGCGAGGTCTACGAGGTCGTGTGGGCCATGCCTGAGCGCAGCGGGCCGGGCGGTTCGTTCGCGCACACCGTGGCCGGGCTCAAGCGCGTCACCGGCATCATCTCGCGTCCGAGCATCCGATCGGCAGGTGTCGTATGAGCGACATTCGCCTGTTCTCGGACCACGAACAGACGCTCATGGGGCTGCCGGGCGTCGTGCCGATGCTGCTCGATCAGGCGCAGGACATCGAGTCCCGCATCGTCATTCCCGCGAGCGAGTCACCGGAGCGCGTGCAAACGTTCTCGCACGCCTCCGAGGGCATCACGGCGCGCACGCCGTACGGGCAGGCGGGGATGCGCGGGCCTGCTGCGCTCGCGATCGAGTTCGGGTCGCGGCGCAATCCACCGTACGCACCCGTGAGGAGGGCGGCACATGGTCGCTGAGCCTCGGGTGTGGGTCGACGTCGAGGGCGCGGTACGGGCGTGGGCTCGCGAGGCTGTCCCCTCGGTTGCCGAGCGCGTGCTGTTCGGCGCGAATGGCAAGGCGCCGCTACCTCAGATCGTCCTCTTCCGGATCGCGGGTCCGGATGACCGCTGCCTCATCCAGTTCGACGTATGGGCGTCGAAGAAGGCTGACGCAGCAGAACTCGCCGCCGAACTGTGCACGGCGGCAGATGCCTTGAGTCGTTACGAGCGCGATGGCGTGTTGCTCCACGGGGCGCGCGTCCTCAGCTCGCGATGGCAGCCGGATTTCGAGAGCGACACGCCGCGGTACATCGTCGAGGCCCTGTTCTTTGCGACCTCGACGGGTGACGTGGACGAGCACTCGAGCTAGCAGCTCCTCTCTCGCGAGGGGCAGACAAGGGGACTGTGATGGCTGGTAACCCTCTCAACGTGCGCGTGGGGCCGGGGATTCTGAAGGTCGCGCCCATCGGGACGCCTGAGCCCTCGGATCTCGCGACGCCGTGGGACAACGCCTGGGTGGACCTCGGGTACACCGAGTCGGGGCACACGGTCGAGATGTCGCAGGCATTCGAGAACGTGTTCGTGGCCGAGGAAGTCGACCCGATCATCACGCTGCAGACGGAGCGCATCACGCGCGTTTCGCTCGAGGCGGCGGAGGTGACCGCGGCCAACCTTCAGCGCGCGCTCAACGGCGGGACCATCACCACGCCGGCGGGGCTCGTCATCTTCGAGCCGCCGGACGTCGGTGACTACACCTTCATCATGCTCGGCTGGGAGGCCGACGACGGCCTCGAGCGGGTCGTGTGGCGCAAGGTGCTGTCCACGGGCAATGCCTCGATCGCGCGTCAGAAGGCGCCGAACAAGGCGACGATCGGCATGACGTTCACGCTCAACAAGCCGGTGGACGACCACGGCGACGCCATCCCGGTGTTCAAGCACATCTTCGACGCCGACATGATCGCGGCGGCCTAACCCGTGGCGACGCTGAAGCTGGGCGGCGAGGAGTTCGCCGCCGCGGTCTCGCCGGGCGCCATGTTCGACCTCGCAGGTGCGGCTGACCTAGCCGGGCTCGAGGCGCTGGCGTTCTACCACAAGTTCGTGGTCGGGCTCGTCGATGAGTCCGATCACGAACGGCTGGATCGCGTGCTCCACGACCGCTCGCTGACGTTCGCGGACCTTACGGAAGCCGTGGGGAACGTCGTCTCGGAGGCGGGCGGCCGCCCTACGGAGCGGCCCTCACCCTCGCCAGGTGGTGGGTCACGAACCGATGGCGAACCGAGGCGCGTCTCACTCTCGCCGGGCACGGGCAAGGCGGACAAGAGGTCATCGAGGGCTGGCCGCTGAGGCGAGTCCTCGATGTGGCGTACTACCTGCTGGTTGAGGGCATGACCGAGGAACAGCGAGCCGAAGTGGACGATCAACTCGCAGGCGTGAAGGCCACCGGGCATCGCCACCGACGTGACCTCGCGTCGATTGCGGCCCTCGGTGGGGAAGCGGTGCCGGCGTGAGGCTAGCGGCCGAGGCGTTGACGGTTCACGGCATCGGTGCGGGCGTTCTGTCCGCGCTTGGTCGCCGCCTGCGCCGCCTTCCCGAGGCCGAGCAGCGCGCCGAGCACCATGAGGCCGATGGTGAGCAGCGGGTGAGCGCCCATCGCGGAAGCGATGAACCACGCGACGCCGGCAAGTACCACGGCGGCCACGGCTCCGATGATCCAGTCGCTCGTCTGCATGTCTTCGCTCACCACGTCACCTCCAGGCGCGCGCAGCAGTGTAGCGCGGCCGTGATTGCGAGTGTGTAGGCGTGGTTAGCGGCGGCGCGACCATCGGTGAAGCGTTCGTCACGATCCGCCCGGATCTGAGCGGGTTCGAGCAGGCGATCTCGACGCAGGCGCGCACGTCGCTCGCCGCTGTCGGGCAGTCGCTGCAGAGTGCAGGTGCTGCGCTGACGGCGGGGCTCACTGTCCCGCTGGCGGCGATCGGCGGGCTGTCCCTCAAGGCAGCCGTGGACTTCGAATCCTCGTTCGCGGGCATCCGCAAGACGATGGACCTCACGGAGGAGCAGTTCGCGGCACTCGCGGAGACGAACCGCGAACTGGCGCAGCAGATACCCGTAACCGTAAACGAGCTCAACCGGATCGGTGAACTCGGCGGCCAGCTCGGCATCGGCATCGACAACCTCGTCGACTTCGAGAAGACGGTCGCTGCGCTCGCGGTCGCGACCAACCTCACGGCCGATCAAGCCGCCCTGGCGTTCGCCCAGATCGCCAACGTGATCCAGTTGCCGCAGGACCAGATCAGCAACCTCGCGGCTGCCGTAGTCGGCCTCGGGAACAGCTTCGCCACGCAGGAATCGGCCATCGTCGAGTTCGCCCAGCGGATCGCCGGTGCCGGGCAGATCGTCGGCCTCACGGCCGGGGACATCGCGGGCATCGCCACCGCCTTCTCGAGCCTCGGTATCGAGGCGGAAGCGGGCGGCTCGGCAGTTCAGCGCGTTCTCCTCGAGCTGAACGCCGCGGCCATCAACGGCGGCGAGTCGTTGCAGCGCTTCGCGGACACGGCGGGGCTCTCCATCGAACAGTTCCGCGCGCTCTTCGAGCGTGACGCCGCGGGCGCGTTCATCGCGTTCGTGGACGGCCTCGCGACCCAGGGCAACCGGGCACTCGGCACTCTCGAAGAGCTGGGGCTCTCCGACATCCGCCTCACGCGTGCGCTGCTCTCCGCGGCCGGCGCTGGGGACGTGCTCAACCGCGCGATCCAGCAGGGCAACCGCGACTTCGCCGAGGGCACGGCGCACATCACCGAGTTCGAGAAGCGCGCCGAGACCACGGCCTCGGACCTGCAGGAGTTCCGCAACCGCCTCAACGACGTCGCGATCGAGTTCGGCCAGTCCCTCGCACCCGCCCTGGTCGACGCCCTCGACGCCATGCAGCCGTTCGTGGACCTCGCAGGGGCAGCCGCTCGAGCCTTCGCGGACCTACCGGGCCCGATCCAGACGGCCGCGCTCGCTGCCGGGCTCGCAGGGGCCACGCTTGGCCCGCTGCTCCTCGCCATCGGACTCGCGGCGCCTGGCATCGTCACCACGGCCGGCGCGATCAGCGGGCTCGCATCGTCCATCGGCACGCTCAACGCTGCGCTCGCGGCCTCACCGCTCGCCCTGGCCGGAATCGCCGCAGCCGTGACGGCCGTGGGGACCGCGTTCATCACCTACCGCACGCTGGCCGAGGCTGCGGCCGAGGAGGGCCGCGTCTTCGGCCGGACCGTCGAGGAGGCCGTCGAGGGCGGGGCGAACGCCATCCGGGCCACCATCCAAGACCTCGAGGGACTGGCCGCTTCGCTCGATGCCGACATTGCCTCGTTCCGGCAGGCCGGCCAGGACACGAGCGAACTTGAGGCCGCCGCAGCGGAACTCCGCACGGAGATCGCCGGGCTGCGAGAGGAACTGAACAAGGCGAACGTGACTGCAGCGGAGATGCCGCTCGACTTCCTGGCTGCTGGTCTTGACAAGGTGGCAGGGGTCACGCGAGCCGCTGGTGATGCCGCCCGTGACAGCGCTGGCGGTGTACGTACGCTGTCCGAGGAGCTGGCCGAACTTTCGCCGCGCATCCTCGCGACCACGCTCGCAGCGAACCTCTTGCAGCAGGCCGCAGGGGTGCGAGGCATCGGCGGCTCGATCGAGCTGCTGCGGAGCACGGCTGACGCGATCGGCGCTATCCAGCAGCAGTTCGCGCAGCAGCAGCAGATCGAGGCGTTCGCCGACATGCTGCTGCGCGCTGCCGGCGCGGGAGACCTCGCGCGGGATGCCGTCGAGGGCGTCGGTGGCGCTGCACGGCGAGCAACGAGCGGGGTGGCGGACCTTGCGCGGTCGGTGGGGGAACTCACGAGCCGCAGCCTGGCACTCGAGGCCGCGCAGCAACTGATCAGCCGCGGCGTCCGGAGCGTCGAGGGTGCGATGCGGGCCATCCATCCCGCAGCGCTGGAGCTCATCCGCGACCTCGCGCAGTCCGAGGACCTGGCACAGAAGATCGCGGATGCGTTCCTTGGCGTGCGGGACTCGCTGCGCGAGACGGCGAGCGCGGCCACGGGTGGCGGTGACCTCCTCGGGCTGCTGGCCTCACGACGTCTCGCTGCCGGCCTCGATGCAGGCGGTGGGCTGTTCACACCGCAGGGCGGGGGTCCCGTCGACCAGTCGGTGCACATCGACTCGGTGACGATCCAGACGACGCCGGAGGCCGTGGCTGCTGCTGCCGACGTACCGACGCTCGGCGTGGCGCTGCGCGAGTCGTTCTGGGGGGCGACGTAGATGGCGATCCCCAACATCCTCGTGGACGGGAACCGCCTTGCGCTGCAGCCGTCGCGGTTCATTCCGAAACCGCCGCGCCCGCGCATGGCGCGCGCTATCAACGGCGCTCACATCTCGAGCACGCCGGAGTACGGGTGGACGTTCGAGCTCATCTACGGCTCGGCGCAACTGGCGGCGCCCGGGTCGCTCGCGGTGCTGGTGGATGCCTTCGGTGACGGACTCGTGCACGAGCTGACGTACACCGATGACGAGGGGGCAGTGCACGACCACAACGTCTACGCGCCGCAGATAGCGACGCAGGCGATTCGCTGGGCGAACAACGTTGAGCGGCTGTCGTTCGAGGTCTACGAGACGGACCAGGAAGCGCCGGGAGGTGGCTCGTGAGCGCGCCTGGCCTCGAGGCCCCCATCTACGCGCTGCCGAACAGCCGGTGCGAGTCGCGCGTTGTCGTGGCGCTCGATTACCCGGCGCTCACTGAGGAGATCGAGGGCGTGGCGTTGGGGCCGGACCCACGCTACTGGGCGTACTCGTGGATCGGCGGCTCTAACCCGCAGTGGTTCTTCGACCGCGTGGTCTTCCGGTCGTTCGGTGTACCGCCGTACGAGTGGATTCGGACGCGCGAGAACTGGGTGCCCGACGACCCGACGCAGCCCTTCAAGTGGGAGTTCGGCCTCGAGTTCCCCGCTGAGGACCCGGTGTACTCGCCGGTGGTCGTCGTCGGCGGGCTCACGCAGCAGCTCGCGGACCTCGGGGAGCCGCTGGTGATCTACCACCACGGCTCGGCCACGTCCCGCGCGACGGCGATGGGGGACACGGACGAAGGCAAGGTCCACTTCATCGTCGGCGGTTTCGAGGACACGCTCGACCCGGACGGGGACGGCGAGTACCACGTGGTCGTCGAGTGGGACCCGGAGCGGGCCGTCAACGCGACGAAGTTCCGTCTCCAGGTGAACGAGGTGGAGATCGTCGCGAGCGACGACGTGCCGCGGCCGGAGTATGTGCAGTTCGGGATGCCGTGGTCGCCGCAGGTCGAGATGGCGGTGGCCGGGGTCGAGGGCGATTACATCCAGCCGGCAGGGACCGCGGCATCGCCGGTCACCATCATGATCGTGCACTACTGCCGGGCGACACAGCTCGGCTCGCAGGGATTCGAGAGCCGCGACTACCCGGACTGGGTGTTCTCGGACGGCGACCCGGACCATGTTGACCTCGAGACGGCGGAGCCGGGTGAGCTGTTCACCCACAACAGCGAGACGTGCGTCATCGTGCCGCCGCGCTTCGTCCGGGAGATCACGTGGTCGCGCGGGACGGAGGGCGCTGAGGATCGCGCCTCGGTCACGTTCACCGACGACCTGCTCAACGGCATCGCCGCGCAGCGCTGGCTCGGACGCTCGCTCTACATCGATACGCGCGTGGTGTCTCCGTCCGGCGACGCGACCGCGTGGAAGCGGCAGGCGGCGATCTACATCGATGACATGGAGCCGCACCTCACGGCGACCGAGGCGCGGGTGAAGGTGTCGGGGCCGGCACAACCGCATGCGCGGCTGGGCGTCTACCAGGCGCGTTACTGGCGCGGGGCCTCGACGTCGCTGCCGGGGGTGAACACCGGCTACACGATGGCGGAGATCTGGCAGGACATCATCGAGGTGGCCGACGCGACCTACGGGGCGCCCAACGGGTTCGGCCAGTACCAGATCCAGCCGTTCGATCTGCTGCCCTCCGACGTGGGGACGCTCGGAGAGTCCCTGCTGCCGGTGCTCGCGGGCCTCGTGGACGAGTGCGCGCACGAGATGTACATCGACTATCCGTTCGTCGAGTCCTACGGCCGCATCCGCATCCACGCGGGGACGCTGGGGAGCGGGACGGCGGACTACACGCTGCTGCGCGTCACCGAGGCGCGCGTGCCGGAGAGCATTCGCAACGCGCCGGGGCAGGCGCACTACCGCCAGAACCTGCCCGTGAGCGACACCAACGGGTACTACAACCTCCGCGGGCTGCCGATGCCCGGCGCGTTCCCCTTCGCACCGATGCCGTCACGCGGGCGCGTGCTGAATGACACGGTGTCGTTCTCGACGAACCTGCAGGCGACGGCGATCCAGACGCTCCGGGACAAAGACGGGGCCACGATTCCCGGCGGCATCGCGCAGCACCGCTACCGCCTCGAGGCCACGCGCCGGCGGATTCTCGAGGCGCGGTGCGTGGGGCAGGACTACATCGAGCCATCGGACGAGATCGAGGTCGAGGGCGCACTGGGGGTGCACGAGGGTGAGACGTTCGTGGTGGCGCAGATGAGCTGCACGCTGGCCGAGGGCGAGCTGTTGACGCTGCTCTCGTGCCGCACGTCGGACTGGGAGCGTGCAGTGAGGCGAGCGGCATGACGACCGAGCGGCGCTACACGACGGACCGGCCGTGGCCGTACCCGAGGGGACGCGCTGCCCTGATCGACCAGGTGATCAACGCGTACCAGTACGTGCTGTGCTTCGACGACGGGACGCGGGAGCCGGGGTACTTCTCGGGACACCGCGAGCTCGTGGTCGGGGAGCGGGTGCGCGCGTTCGCAAGCCGCGAGCTGCACGCCTGGGAGATTCAACTGCTTGGCGCGAACGCTGAGGAAACCTTCCCTGGGATCGATGGCTTTGTAGCGTTGGGATGGCAGAACCAGAACAACATCACCGGGGTCCTCAGGCTCTTGCCCTACAGCACTGAGAACGGATGGGGCAGCAATGTTTCGGGCCAGACCGGGACTGTGCCGCGCTATCGAGTGGCTGATGTGCGTTGGTCTCCAGATGGTAAGTACCTCGGTTATGTGTCTGGCATCGGTGCCACGGGTACCCAGGTAGAGAGCTGGGGCGTATATGAGATTGATGATACGGGCTACGTAAGCCAGGTCTTCCATCGACAACGGTCTACGTTCCCGGAGGAAGGTGGTTGGTGTTCGTTCGCGTGGTCGCCTGATGGCAACTTCATTGCCCGGCGGAACGTGGACATTGACGCTGAAGAACTGAAGTTGTCGGTGTACTCGTTCTCTGAGTCAGGCGTGACGCTCGTTGACGAAGTTAGTGTAGACGACGATTTCGAGGCGGTTGGCAATTGGTCCGCTATCAAGTGGTCGCGAGACGGGTCGCTCATCGCGATCGGCACGGGGAATCGTGCTGCTCAACACGTCCTCGCGGTCGTACCGTGGAATGGGTCGAATCTAGGGTCGCCTTCATACGCGACCGATTTCCCAACGTCCCACAACCAGTACGGAGTCCCCAATAGCGTCGATTGGTCGGCAGACGGGAATTGGGTATTCGCGGGGTTCTCTCCTAATAAGAGCCTTTACGAGGACGACCAACACCTCACACTGTTGGCGTATCCCGTTGCTAACGATGGGTCTGTTGGTTCTCCGGTCATAGCTCCGGACTCGCGTGATCACGTGGGCGGTGTGGAGGTCAGTCCGGACGGTTCGATGGTGGCTGTGATCCACGCGGCCCCAACGATGCTCGCCGACCCTAACCCGCCGCGTGGGATCGCCATTCACCAGTGGGCGGACGGACAGTGGGGGGCAAGCTCGTTCTACTCTATCGGGCTGGGCGTCGCCATCCATACCGCATCGGTAGCGTGGCTCAACGACGAATGGTTGTTTGCGGCCGGCAAGTTCTCAAGCGGTTCATCCGGGGCGACCGTTGGGGTATTCCACATCGTAGACGGCGCGGTGGACGGCGAACCTGTTATCGGCGCTGGGGCCGTCTCTGGGATTACCGGAGCTTCTGTTCACCCCAGGCCCACGATGACCATTTCCGTGGCCGGCGGCGGAGGTCCGCTCGCGCCCGTGGACACCGACGATGTCGTGTACACGCCGCCGACGCCGGGCAGCGGCAACACGCCGCCTGGGGGTTCGCTCGGTGGCGTCATTGATGACCTGCTGGGCTCGCCGTCATACCCCATCCCCGGCGGAGTTACACCGCACGAGGACCGTCCGTGGGAGCTGTACTTCCCCGTGCCCGTGGGCTTCTGCAGCGAGAACCCGACATGCACGGAGGAGTACACCGTCCAGGGCTCCGGCGCGACCGCCGTCTCGAACCTGCGGGCGGCGGCCGCAGAGGGCGGGGTGTGCATCTTCGTCCCCGACGGGATGGCGCTCAACTTCGGCAGCACGCCGCTCTCCGTGAACAGTCACACCGCGATCATCGGCCTCGGGCGCGGGTGGGCGTACACCGGCACCAACACCGGCATCCGCATCAACAACAAGCACCACGTCCTGCTGCGCAACTTCGCGATCAACGACGGGGGGACGCTGCACGACGGCATCAACGCCACGGGGCCAGGCGCGGACATGATCCGCATCGACCAGTTCTCGGGCAACGCGGTCATCGACGAGACGATCGATTTCTGGAAGGGCACCGGGCGCAGCACCATCACGCGCGCTCACTTCCCGCGGCAGTCCCACTACGGGCTCCTGATGGGGCTCTCGCAGGAGGACTCGCAGGCCGGCGTGCAGACGAACACCCGCTGCACCATCTACGAGTGCGTGTTCGAGTCGGACGGGCGACAGCCGCTCGTTACGGGCAACGGCTGGTGGCACATGGTCAACAACGTGCACCCGCGCTGGGGGTACGAGTGCATCCACGCTCGCTGGTTCGCGCGGGTACGGGTGGAGCGCGAGTGGTTCGGGCCGTCGGCGTCTGCCTCGAGGCCAGCGTTCCAGTCTCCCGAGGGAGGCGGGCACATCATCCAGACCGGCAGCATCTTCGACCGCGTGGCGAACCCCGGAAACATCGGGTCGCAGTCGTTCACGCCGCCGTACGGGGCGCTCGGTACGCCGATGAGCCCAGCGCGGCGCGATCAGATTCTGCACATGGTCGGCGCGGGAACGCTGACGTTGAACCTGTCGCTCGAGCGCGACCTGCGCCTGCGTGAGGAGATGGGCTTGACCGACAGCATCGTGGCGACGCTGAGCTAGGCGGGCGGGAGTATGCGGCGACTGGTACTCGAATCGGCGGCGGCGGTGATCTCGCGGGCGATGCGCCGGGCGCGGATGTCGCGCGTCCGCGACCGGGACGCGCTCTTCGGCGTCGTCACCTGGACGCTGCGCGGCCCGGACGGCGCGGTGAAGACGGGCGGCTATTCGCGGAACCTCATTACCGAGGTCGGGGACCAGATGTACGGGGAGCGCGGGGCGGGCGTCGCGGGAGCGCCGGACGCGCCCACGGGGATGCGCCTCGGGACGGACGACACGGCTCCCGCGAAGACGGGGGCGGGCGCGGCTATCGGTGCGTACGTGAGCGGTAGCGCCAAGGCACTGGACAGCGCGCCCACGTCGGCGCTGGACGGGGACGCGCGGCGGGTGCGCTACGTGGTCACGTGGGGGCCGGGCGTGGGGACCGCGGATGACATCGCAGAGGTGGTGCTGACGAACGACGCGATCTCGGACGAGGCGGGTGCCGAGGCGGACACCATTGCGCGGGCGCTCGTTGACCCGCCTGTCGACAAGGAAGCAGGCGACACGCTCGAGGTCGTCTGGGATCACGAACTGTTGGGGGCGTGAGAGGTGGACCCTCGATTCTCTCGCTCGCGGGCAAGGGCGCGATCCCGTTGATGCTGCCGGAAGCGCTGGAGGGGAGTTAGGGGTTATGACTGTTCCTGTTGTCGAGTCGGCGGTCACGTCGCGGTCGACTGCGAACGCAACCAGCCACACGGTGACGTTGCCGGATGCGATGGAGTCGGGCGAGTGGATTCTCGTCATCCTCGGGAGTGACGGCAGCGGCGTGACGTTCACGCCACCAAACGGGGACTGGGAGGAGGTCCTCGCCCATCCGAATCTGAACACTGTCAGCGTCGCCGCGTTCGTCAAGGTCGCCGTGGGGGACGAAGACAACTCCACGGTGGCGTTTGGATCCAGCGCATCGGAGCGCGTCGTTGCTCACGCCTACCGGATCTCGAGTCCACCGACCAGTACGGCCTGCGTGGTGGGAACTGCTGGGTATTGCCCCCTAGCGGTGCCGAGCCTCCGGTGGAGTCACGGCGCTCGCGACACACTATTCATCGCGGGGACTGCTGCCAGCGCCTCCGGAGCGATCTCTTCTGCTGCTCCGACCGGCTTTGCGTCGGAGGTGAAGAACTCCGCTGAGGACGAGCCGACTAACAACGGCGTACAGATGGCAACCTACCGCAAGTCGGAGTCTGCGAGTAGCGGCCTGACTCTCAGCGAAGACTGGATGGATGGCGTGGGATATGCGCGTTTCGTCCTCGCACTGATCGAGTCGCCGCTTGCTTCCGACGCTTACGACGCGCCTGCGCCTCACGTCGTGGGCGCACTGTCGACGCTCTTCAACAGCGATGCGACGGCCCACGTCGCCACGATCCCGCAAGGGATGGCGGGGGACGATCTCTTCGCCGTCGTGAGCTTCGACAACGCTGGGTCGGTGACCGTCACGACTCCGAGTGGCTGGACGCTCCGCAGCGCAACGTCGGCGGGGAAGTCGAACCTTTCCGGTGTCTACCACAAGGTCTCGGATGGCGAAGAGTCCACCGTCGATTTCGTCACGTCTGGCAGCGAACAGGGGGCCGTCCAGATTTACCGCGTGCGGCTCGCGAGTGAGTTCATCGTCGTCGGCTACGACAGGACGGACTCGTCGAACGCGACGCCGATGAATCTCTGGCACGGGTTGACCGGCGCGGGGAATCTGCTGCGAATATCCGGACTCGGGTACTCGTCCACCGTGTTCCCCGAGCCGGGAGCCGCGCTCGCTGATCCGCTCGGCTTCCGCGAGTTCCTGCGATCCGAGACAACTGGGAGCGGCGCCTCAGGCAACCTCAACTCGGTGGCGATCAGGGAGTACGGGATCACCGACACGAGGAACCCCGTCCCGTGGAATCCGGGCAACGTCGCGAACCAGTTCTACTTCGAGATCGTCTGCTTCCCGCAGGCCAACGACGGCACGCTGTCGGGGAGGGTCACTCTCGACTCCGAGGCAGTCGAAGGCGCGACCATCGTCGCCGTGATGGACGGTCTTCCTGAGCGCCGCTACACGGCGGAGACAGACGCGCAGGGGGATTACTCGATCGCCGTGCCGCTGGGGCAGACCTACCACGTCACGGTCGAGTTCGACGATGGCGAGCACAAGTACAACGCGCCTTCGCTCTGGGGCGTGGAGCCGGTGGCCGCATGAGCTACACACCTCCTTCCGGCAACGCCGTCGACTTCGATCTGGCCGTCTACGAACCGCCAGCGAGCAACCTGGACTTCGCGCTGGGTGAGGACGAGCCGCCGCCGGACCCGCCGGCATCCGGCACGCTGCGCGTTCCCTCAGTCCCCAGCATCCCGAGTATCCCCAGCATTGGAGGTGAGTGGTGAGACTCTTCGGCAGGGCAGCGGGCAACTTCGACACGGCGCGGGTGGACATGAGCACGTCCGCAAGCACTCGCATCGTGTCGGCAAGGGCCAACCGGATCGGCTGCGTCATCCAGAACGACGGCACGACCGGGCAGATCGTCTACATCGGGGCAACGGAGGAGAAGGCCGGAAGCACGGCGGGATTCCCGCTGGCGCCCGGCGCGAGCATCCCGATCCCGTCGCGGGCCGCCGTCTACGGCCGCGCCGCCTCGGGCTCCCCGAAGGTGAGCGTCATCTTCACGGACGCTGCGAAGGTGACCGCGCTCAACACGTAAGGAGCTCTCATGCCAACGTTCCGCGATGCGGCGAACGGACTCGCTGACGCTTTCGAGGCAGGGATCGCCCACACCCACCCGGAAGCGGTCACCCGCCTCGAGTTCGACTCCCTCGCGGAACGCGTGGCACAGCTCGAGGCTGCGCCGCCGCCGGTCCCCGACCCGCCCGACGCGCCGCCTCAGCAGGAACCGCCGCCACCACCGGAGGATGGGCCCGCGCAGCCGTGGGACGCCGCCCGCGTCGGACCAGCCCAGGCTATCGCCGTACCGGACCGCTGGGAGCGCGTGAGCACTCCCGAGGGCCTGCGAGACGCGCTGCGCTCGGGCTACTCGGTGATGCTGCGCGAGCGCCAGCGGCTCGGCGGGTACTCGTTCGAGATCGCGGACGGCGCGTGGCTCCGCGCCGAAGGTGATGGCGCGTGGGTGTTCGGCAACGGGCGGGACAAGGTGCTGCGCCCGGCGGGCCGTGGGTGCGCGCACAACATCGTCATCGAGGGCCTGAACCAGGGCTCGACGAACGAGGACGGCGTGTCCCCGCAGACCGGCGCGGACTACTGGCTCGACAAGTGCGCGCTGCGCCTGACGCACGATGAGCGGATCGATTTCTGGAATCCCGGTCGCAAGCGCCTCACGGTCACGCGCTCGGCGATCCTCGGTGACGACGGGCACGAGTACGGCCCGATCATGGGCTCCAAGGACAACGTCCCGGTCGATCAGTGGCTCGTGATGTGGCGGACGTACCTCGAGACGCGCTCCCGCCACCCGCTGGTCGCAGCGCCGGGCGCGGTCGCCCACCTCGTGAACACCGTGCACGGCTACTGGATGGCCGGCGCGCCGTACGCGATCGACGTCAAGCACGGCGGCGTCGCGATCCTCGACGGCCCGATCTTCGGCTCAGACAACACCGGCGGGGGTGACGCCGCGCGGGTGAGCAGCGGCGTGGGCGGTATCTACGTCACCGACCCGATGCTGCTCGACGGCGACGTGCGGCTCATGTCGAGCAGCGCTGTCCCGCGACCGCAGCTGCCCTACGACCCGATCCCCTGGGAGTACCGCCAGTCGCTCGCGGAGCGGCGGGCACTCGCGACGCAGATCACGGACGAGGCCGGCCCCCGCATCGCGCACGAGTCCGGGTATTTCGTGCGTCGGGCCAAGGCGGGGATATAGCGGGGCGCAATAATGGGTAAGATGCACACGCGGATGAAGCGATGCCCCGCCGGGGATGGCCGCAAACCTGATCCCCGGCGAGGACTTCCGCACCGAGAGGCTAGTCTCGATGCAGCGCCGTGGAATCTACGATCAATGGGCCGCCCTGCTCAAGCAGCAGGCGGTGGCGCTCCTCCTCATCGTCGCGGCGCTCTTCGTTCTCGCCGCTGGTATCTGGCACTTCGCACTGCGCAGCGATACCGCCAACTACCTCAACTGCTCGGACTTCGCGTCTCACGAGGCGGCGCAGGCCGTCCTGGAGGCGGACCGCTCGGACCCGCACGGGCTCGATCAGGACCGCGACGGCGTGGCGTGCGAGCGGCTGCGGAGTAGGGAGCAACCCCAGTGAGCACCACGCCGCTCGTGCACTCGCGCTGGTTGGTCGCAGGGCTCGTGTTCGCGTGGGTGGTCATCGCCTTCGTCGTCGTGCTCATGGGCTGGTTGCTCGTCAAGGGGACGCGCGACTACGAACCGATCGAGTACCACAACCCGCGCGAGGTGCTGACGGACCCGGCACGAGCGGGCACCTACATCGACATGACGGTGGACTGGTGCAATGACGACCCGCGCGCGCTCGTGAGTAGCAGCAGCGTGTTCCAGGCCGTGGGCTCCGAGGGCGTGATTGTGCCGCGGGGCGTCATCGTCATCGAACTAGAGGAGGGATGCCACGTCGAGACGGTGCGGGTGAACCTGCCGGAGACGGTCACGCCGGGGGTGTGGCGTCTCGGGGGGCAGGACACCGCCATTGGGCCGAACGGCGAGGCGCAGCGCGTCGCGTGGTTCACCCGGCCATTCACGGTGGTGGCGGCCCCCGGTGGCAACTAGGGCCGACCGCGCACGGCAGTTTCCGGACATCGGCGTGCGCGTGTCTCTACTCGAGGGCGACATGGATCGCATCGAGCGTGAGCAGTCAGACATCCGGAAACTCCTCTCGCGCCTCCAGTGGCTACTCGTCACGACCTCCGTCGGTTTCGCCGTCACCGCGCTGATGCTCGGGCTCAATCTCGCGAGGGGCGCGTGACCACCGTCGACGCCGCCCTCGACGCCGTGATGCGCGCGATGCACGTGCGCCACGGGCCAGCCGTCGCCGCGCTCCGCGAGCTCCCGCCGCAGACGGACATGGCGAAACCGCGTGACCGCGCGCCGATCGAGGTGCTGCGCGAGACGCAGTGGCACTGCCGCTACTGCGAGGACCTGGAGCACCGCCCGCTCACCATCCAGTGGCACAGCGTGATGAGCAGCGTCGGGCGACAGAGCCTCGGGCGCTGCCGCGAGTGCGGCCAGCAGTACGTGGTTCAGGAGGACTGAGCGATGCCGCAGATGTGCTGCAAGCGCCGGGAGCTGGTCCGCGCTGACCAGGCGAGCGATTTCTACTGCGCGAACTGCGGGCAGGTGGTCCCCAACACCGCCATCCCCGCGGCCGCGCGGTGGGCGGGACTACTCGCAGAGGAAGAGCTACGCGAGGCCGCGATGATCGGGGTGACGACGGTCATCGAGGAGAACGGCGAGTGACCGCCCTCTGGTACCCAGAAGCTATCCGACGTCCAGGGCCAGCGCATAAGCGGTATGCGGTCGAGAACCTCCTATCAGGAGCGTGTCTCCACAGCATGGTAGGGCCGCTGTCCGCCGCGTTCGGCGAGCTGGACCGCGCGAGCCGTCAGGCATCGTGGCATTTCAGCGTCGCGAAGGGTGGGCACGTCTACCAGCACTACCCACTCCCGGCCTCGACGTGGCACTGCGGATCGCCGCACTGGAATCAGCGGCTCGTTGGCATTGAGCACGAGGGCGGGCCGGTGGGCAACGAGTCGGAGCCGCTGACGACGGCGCAGCGTGAGGCGAGCGTGCGGCTGGTGCGCTGGATCGCGCGGGAGTGCGGCTGGTCGCGCCTCGAGCGGCGGGTGAACCTCTGGGAGCACAACGAGGTATCTCCCGCGGACCGCCCGACGGCGTGCCCTTCAGGGCGCATCCCGTGGGACGCGTACACCACCGAGGAGGGAGGAGGCTACGTGGACAAGGACTACACCGTGATCCGCGAGGGCGAGTGGTTGAGCCGCGTGGCGTCCCGCGTGGGGCTCTCCGTCGAAGACCTCGTGAGGCTCAACGGCATCGCGGACGCCAACAAGGTGGAGGCGTGGCAGGTGCTGCGCCTCCACGACGGAGTACCGAGGCCGCCGGCGCGATCGACCCGCGACCCCGGGCTCTACTTCGCGGACCCGCCCGCGCTCGTGGGGCCGGAACGCCAGGCCGACGGCTCGCTCGCGTACGAGGCCCGCGTGCCGTTCAAGGTGGTGATGCCGTGAGCATGCCCACGCAGCCTGAGCGCGCGCAGCCGCTGGTCATCCATCGTGACGGGGACCAGGTGTTGGTAGAGGAGTTCCCCGAGCTGGTGCAGCTGCCGGTGTCGCTGCTCGGCGCTACGCAGTTCGTGACCACGTTCACGCAGATACGCATGAGCAACGCCGACTGCGAGTACATGGTCGTTGGCACCACGCCGGACGGGCTCACGCTCGTTGGCCGCAAGTTCAACCGACTGGGGTACCCGAGGTAGGGGAGGCTGTCTTGCGAACGTTCGTCTTGGAGCGCGACGAAGACGTTTCCGGCGTGAGCGGCACGGGTACCGTCGCCGAGGGCGTTGAGTTCGAGGATGGGATCGTGGCGCTGCGCTGGTGCGTCGGCGAGCACCGCTCCACCGTCATCTGGCCGTCGCTCGAATCCGTGAAGGCCATCCACGGTCACGACGGGCGCACGCGAATCGTGATTGGAGTCCGTTGATGGAAGACGTGCTGAGCGTGCTCGTGAACGCTGGCGTGGTGGCTGGCATTCTCGAGGCGCTGAAACGGGCGGGGACTGGTGTCGTGGACTTCGACCGCTTCGGTCACCTCGTGAGCCTGGTGGTCGGTATCGCGACCGCGTGCGCCGGCGTCGCGCTGGGCTGGTTCGACGCCGCCGAAGTGCAGATCACATACGGGGACGCGGTGCTCTACGGGCTGCTCGCGGGACTCGCTGCGTCCGGCATCTTCCGCACGGCGCGGGAGGCGTCGCGCGTCGGCGGGGCCTAGCACGTGGTACGAGGTCCGCGCGGTCCGCCTCCGTCACCCGGCTCGTCTGATGTCATCAGGACGCCGCTCCTCACGGGGCGGCGTTCTGCGTCTCCACGGGCTCACGCGCAGGGAGGCGGCCTGCGAGTACATCTCGAAGTCGCTGGCCCGCGTTGTCGTCGGTATCGAGCAGGTGCGGGACGATGCTCGCGCCGTACTCGGTAAGCGCCTTCATCACGTTGTCGGCCTCGCGCCACAACGCAGCCTTCTCCGCCTCTAGCGCCTCGATGCGCTGGTCCTTCTCCGCCACGAGGGAGAGCAGGTAGCGGAGGTCGGCGCGCGCGTTCCGAAGCACATGGTTCGTGTGGCCGTACTCCAGACGACGTTCAATCTCAGCGATGCGGGGGTCGGTCATGGTTGTTCCTCGAATCGATAGCGCACGACCTCCCCGTTTCCAGTGAGGCTCCACGAGCGGCGGACCTGTGTGATGCGGACGAGACGATGGCCGTCGTGCCATCCAAGCGCGATCACATCGCCCTCGGTAACGCCGTCGTTGAACTGCGGATAGACGAACTGTACTTCCGAATGCTCGCGATCCACCCAGCCGTCGTCAGGGTGAGCGGCCTTGACGCCAGCAGCGCGGAGAGCGGCGACCCACTGGCGCTCGCCCGATGCGTACTCAGCGGCACGTCGTGCGAACGCGACCGCAGTCCGCTCAGCACGCTCGCGCAGAATCTTCTCGGTGTCTTTGCTCAGGTCGGTGGGCATCTACCCCCTCCTTTCGGCCTCGGTCATGGGGCGGGCTCCTCAGCGGGGACGGCTACGGGATGGCCTCTGGTGCACTCCGAGGCGAGTGGGCCGAGGTAGGCGGAGCAGTACCACGCTCGTCGCGGGTGCTGTGCTAGCGTCCACCCGCACGGCGTTCCGTTGAAGTCTGCGACGCAGGCCGGACCTTCCAGCCTCGGGATGGGGGCACCGCAGCGAGGGCACGACTCTCGCTTCATGGGCTCCTCCCCCGCCAAGAACTCCAGCACAGCCTCGGCAGACATCTCGCTCGCGTAGTGGCCCATCATCACTCCTCCTCCGTCAGTCGTTCCAGCACTGCGGGCAGCCAGTCGGGTACGGGCGACTCCTCGGAGCGCCACCGTTGGACGGTGCTGGGCCACACGGGTCGCAGCGTCGCCGCCTCGAGCGCTCGCGCCAGCCCACGGACGCTGTAGCGGCCACGCATCCAGTCGCGTAGCTCGTCGGCGGTCACGACAAGGCCCGCGCATAGTGGAATAGGCGGAGTCCTTGCAGCAGTTCGTATGTCTTGTCAGCGAGGTCTATGGCCTCACCTGCCGCGTTCGATTGCTCCCAGTCGCGGAGCAGGACAAGCGCCGGGGCGAGGAATTGAACGGCCTCGTCCCAACCGTTATCAAAGTCCTGCCGTCGATCGCCATCCTCGAAGTGCGGTGAGCCTGCATACGACTCCCATGCCTCGCTGTTCGCGATGCGGATGATCTCACTCACGGACTGCCCTCACTCCCCACCATCGCTCTCGCGAGTCGATGGACTTGATCGCAGCGGCCTCGGCGGACACGGAACGCATCACGAGCTCAAGACGACCGGCCCAGCGGTTAGAGTCGCGCCAGTTCTCGCGGTCACGGTCGATCCATCCCTGAACTGCATCCGCGAGTTCGGCTAGGTGCGCGTCCATGCGCTCCTCGTGCCACTCGCGGGAGAACGGGGCGGCGCTCACGGGAGCGCCAGCCGGATGTTCAGGCCGAGGTCGCTGTCCTCGAAGCGCTTGACCTCGCGCGCACCCTGCGAGCCGAAGAAGGCGGCGACGGCCTCAACCTCGTTGTAGTCGGTGCCGTCGATCCAGAGGAAGCCGTCAGCATCGAGCATCGCAGTGGCGGTCTGGAAACCAGCGTCCCGGATGATGGCGGTGGCGACTGCCTTGCTCTCGATGCTCGTCATTGCTCTTGCTCCTCGCTGCTTCCCTTGTGTGCTCAGTGTACGCGTACGCGCACAGCCTGTCAAGCATGAGGTGGCTAGTCTGGGTGGCTACTTCGCTAGTGAGCGACAAGCGCCGACAGGGTTCCGCAGCGGGATTCTGAATCTGGCGGAGTGCTTGTGGAGCCTTGTGGACGCTACGGGCGGGGCTGTGGAACGGATTAGAAGTCCGTTGCTCTGTCCCCTGAGCTACGAGGGCAAGCCTTGGTACGTAAGGGGATTCTCGGATCGCGCTCCTCGACTGGCCGTCGAGGTGGCTAGTTTAGGTGGCTTGTTTCTGTGGTAGACTCCTCTCGGTACCTGTGAGCGGCGGAGCGCAGAACCCGAGAGTGATGGCACGCATCCGGCTGCGACGTAATGTGCCAGCGTCTCGCTCACACGCGACCTCTAGTCTGGCCCCGGACGAAGGTTGCCGGGTAACCGGACTAGTCGAGAGAGCCTAGAGGAACTAGCTACTCCGCTGGGCTCTCTCAATAGTCTAGGCCCCGCCCTGAGTGTTAGTCCGCGAAAGCGGCCCGGAAGGCACAGGGGCGGGGCACCTCGTCTCCCTCGGAGCGCCATGGCCTCCAAGCGTGCGCAGCGTCGTAAGCAATGCGAGTCTAAGCGCCGCCACGACACCGAGGACTCCGCGTGGGCCGCAGTCCGAGGAACGATCCGGTTGGCCGCATTCCGCGAGAATGGTAAGGGTCTGGGTGTCTACCACTGCCGACGCTGCGGCGGCTGGCACGTAGGCCACCGCCCCGGATCGCTTTCGCGCATCGCGCGGCGCTCCTGATTAAAGCCCCTCCATCTTGCGCCTCAACTCCGAGGGCGCCGCGTGCGCGTAGACCTCCATCGTCATCCCCATCGTCGAGTGACCGACGATCTCCATGACCTCGCGCGGGGAGAACCCCGCTGCCAGCATCCGGCTCACCGCGTAGTGACGCAGGCTGTGGAACGTCACGCGCGGGATCCGCAGCGCGTCGAGGTGCTTGTGCAGCGCTTCGAGCTGGTGACCTATAGCGTCGAGGCGATCCGGGATGGTGGAGGCGGCGTCGCCTCCGCTGTCCATTCCGACCAGGTAATCGACGGTTACTCCGAGAGTGATGGCAAGCGCTCGGAGCATCGGCGCCTTCGGCTCCGCTCCTCGCTCGATACCGCTGATCGTCGTCTGCCTGACCGCGAATCCCCGTTCTGTCATTGCCTTCGCCAGCTCGTCCTGGCTCCATCCCCGTTGATTCCGTAGCTGCTCCACCTTGCTTCCGACGCTCACTGGCGACCCCCCGCCTCCATGCGCCAACGGTTACGCCGTGAAAACTAGCACGAATTAGGGAAAAGAAAGTGCAACTGGCCCTTGACAGGGCTAATTGCGCGCCCTAACGTCTCACCCGCTAACGGTGAACGGTGAGACATGAAGGCGACTCCGATGACGGTGGAGGAGCACGACGAGGCGATCGAGCGCCCGCTGCTGCTGACCTACAAGCAGGCGGCGGAGCTGCTGGGGTTGCACGAGCTCGTGGTGAAGGCGCTGGTCGCGGCGGGCGAACTCAAGGCGATCTCCATCAGCAAGCGGGTGAACCGGATCGCTCGTGCTGAGTGCGAGCGGTACGCGGCGCAGGGGGTGAGCAAGTGAACCAGAACAACAGCCTGCCGATCTGGGCCATCGAAGCCCACAAGCGCGGATGCCCGTGCCGTGGCGACCTGATGCGGTGCTCGCGGTAGGGGGATTCAGATGCACGACCCACTCACCGTTGCCTTTGAGATTCGGAATCCATTCCTCCGCCAGAAGCAGGTCGGCTCCCACAAGTGGCGCCCACCCCTCGTCACGATCTGGCATCGCGATCCGGAGAAGAGAGGCGATGACGACTCGTGCGATTGGTTCGGCAGGCGCCGCCGGCTGAGCGCCAGCGAGACGGCGCTCGAAGAGGCATGGTCCCGCTTGAGCCACGTTCTCGGCAATGAGCCGTTCTATCCGGACCCTCGACTCTACGGTCGGGAACCTCACGCAGAAGGCAACACCGCGCCGATCCGGGAGATGGGGCGTGCCTTCTACGCATGGCGTCGTCAGGGGCGTATCCGCTGGCACCCGCGTTGGCACGTGCATCACTGGCACTTCCAGATTTACCCGGTCCAGCACTTCAAGCGATGGGCATTCTCCCGCTGCCGTGGGTGTGGCGGGCGATTCCGCTGGGGGTACGCGCCAATCTCCGATTCGTGGGACGGCGTCGGTCCTGGTTGGTTCCGTAACCGCGAGCACGTCCGGCATAGCGAGTGCGTGCGAACTCGCGGTGAGGCCGTGACCTCGTGATCCACGTCATCCCCGGTCCTCGGGAGTCGCTGGATATCGAGGCGGAGACGGTGACGCTGGACGGTACGGCTGTGTACCAGGTGCGCCAGGGCTCCTCCGAGATCACGGCGATGCACGAGCAACTTCCCGAACTGTGGGGCGCGCTCATCGACT